CTTAAAAAATGCCCCGGGGGAAGATTTACCCTAATAAAAGTAGAAAGGAGGTCGCGTGCCAGCGAGGCGAAGGCGGTCAGAAGCTCAAGAAACTCGCCGGAAACCCGCGACAACTCCTGAGGCCCGGGAGAATGAGATGATTTCCTTGGCCACTGATCTTGCTGAACGGCAGATTCGAGAGGGTTCGGCGTCGTCTCAGGTGATTAGTCACTTCTTGAAGCTTGGTTCGACTCGTGAACGACTTGAACAACAGCGACTTGAGCACGAGAACGAACTTACTCGAGTCAAGATCGAGCAGATTGAATCGCAGCAGCGTATAGAAGAGCTATATGTTGATGCTATCAAGGCAATGCGCTCTTATGCCGGTGATTTACCGACACCTGAGGAGCTCGATGAAGATCAGATCGTATAGAGAGCTTCGTCGGTTGCAAACGTTCGAAGAGAGGTTTGCATATTTGTCTCTTAGGGGAACTGTCGGGGAAAGTACGTTTGGATTCGATAGATGGATTAATCAACGTTTTTATAGATCGCAGGAATGGAAAAACGTTCGTAGTCAGGTCATTCTAAGAGATCTCGGATGTGATCTGGGTATTATAGGTTATGAGATATTTACAGGTTTGCTTGTGCATCACATGAATCCTTTGTCTTCAGAGAATATAGCTCAGGTTGACGAGTGGATTCTTGATCCAGAATATCTGATAACTACGTCTCTTCAAACCCACAATGCGATTCATTTCGGTGACGAGAGTCTTCTTCCTAGGGGGCCGGTTGAAAGACAGCCGGGAGATACAAAGCTTTGGTAAAGAAACCAAACAAGAGGGGTCGTCGTAATCTAGATGGTGTCGATATCGTAGCCATAATCTTGGCTATTGGTGTATCACTACTCGCCTGTTTGATTATTGTCGGAACTATAGTTCAAATTCTTCATAATGCTCCAGGTGTTCCGGAGATTCAACTCTCTGAGAATGCTACACAAATTCTGATTGCTGCTATTGGTGGGATAGTTGGTGTTCTTGGTGGATACATCGGCTATCGTATGCACGGTAACTCAAATGACAAGGGAGATTCAGATGACAGCCAGAAAGAAGAAGAGCCCTGAAGAGGAGAAGCCGCAAGAAGAAGAGACTGAGACTCAAGAGGTTCCTGAAGTGGCGGTGGACCAACGGGTTCCCTCGGATCCCGAGCACTATCGGCCAGCGGATGTCCCACCAGCTCCCCTGACCAGGATCCGGAGCTCGTCGAATGCAGATTGAAGAGCTTCCTGAACCTCCGACGGGCATTCCGACTCCTCCTGGTGAAGTAGAACCAGAAGAAGTCGACGACAGGCCGGATGTCACTCCGAATCGGGAGCCGGATGAAGAGGGCGATCCTCACGGATCTCCGCTCGACGATCCCGAGGACGAAAAGCATCTGCGAGATCTACGTGATCCAGAAGATCCGGCTGCTTGATGGCTTTAAAACGAGTCTGGATCCCATCTCCTAATTACTCGAGTAGGGGCGGCTCGGGAGTAAGACTGATTGTCCTTCACACAGCTGAAGGAGCTCGCACCATTGAATCTTTGGGCGGGTTCTTTCAAGGTGATGTTGGGGCTTCAAGTCATGTCGGCGCTGACGACAAAGTCAATACAATTGGCGAGTATGTAAAGCGCGGAAACAAGGCATGGACTCAGTCAAATTACAATCCAGTGGCAGTGGCTATAGAGTTATGCGGATTTGCTTCTTGGGATGCTGACGAATGGAATCGTCATCCAAACATGTTGGAGAATTGCGCAAAATGGATTGCTGAAGAAGCAAAATACTATGGCATTCCGATTACTAGACTTAATTCGTCTCAAGCTCAGGGTTCTGGTCGTGGTGTTTGTCAACATGCGGATCTAGGTGCCGGTGGTGGTGGACATTGGGACTGCGGTTCTGGATTCCCTATGAATTATGTTCTTACAATGGCTCTAGGTGGATCTAGTCCTCAACCAGAACAAGAAGAGGAGACAGATTTGATTACTTCAGCTGTATCCGATGGTGGCACAATCCATGTGTGGTGGGTTGGTGAAGACAAAAAGACGGTCTGGTACAGGTATCAGAGAAAGAACGAGACCGAATGGAACGATGGCGGGAAGTTTGCCAGTTCCGATCCCAAGAAGATAGCTGGTATCTCCGCCACACTCAATGCTTCAGGAACACTTGAGGTGTTCGTGAGGTATGAGGATGGTACTCCTGCACATACATGGCAGAGGAAGGGCGAAACAGCGTGGAACGGAGGCGAGAAGGGGAAGGCTATCGCGTCTTTCACCAACTTGCCAAAATGACATGGGGTTACTTCTTATTGTCATTGGGATTGTTCTCGCGTTATTTGTTAGTTATATAATCGGAATCATTTGTATCGTCGTTGGGTTAATACTTTTGTTCGTTCCTGGTGTACCTTATGGTTACAGCTCGTATAGGGGACGACGAAGGGGTCCGCCGTAGCACCCACGAAAGGGGGTGAGTAGTTGATAACTAGTATCCTCACCGGAACAAAGAAAATTCTCGGTTTGGCGGAGGATTATACAGCATTTGATCATGATGTGATCACTCATATCAATACTGCGTTCTCTACTCTTGCCCAATTGGGTGTTGGGCCTCCTGAAGGCTTCATGATCGAGGATGAAACAGCAGAGTGGATCGATTTCATCGATGATACTGATCTTCAGTACAACTCGGTCAAGTCATACATATATTTGCGTGTTCGGTTGCTTTTCGACCCTCCGACCACATCATATTTGATTGCCGCTTTCAACGATCAGATCAAAGAGCTCGAGTGGCGTCTGAATACTCATCGGGAGGAAACGGAATGGACTCCACCTCCCGAAGTTGTTGATGATCCTGTTCATGATTGGCCTTGGGGCCCCATTTGGGAAGGAGGTGTGTATGGATAGGTTGGCGAGTAAAGAAGTTGTGGATCATATTCTCAAACATCATGGTGTTTTGGGAATGAAGTGGGGGCGTCGTAGAAGCCGTGAGGAATTGGCCTCAGTTTCTGTCAGTACCAGGTCGAATCCTCAACACAAGACAATCATCAAGACAAAAGGCGGAAGAGGTCTTCCCGCTCATCCTGATGCTGTCGCAGCCAAAATAGTAACTCAGAAGCTCAAGAAGAGTGGTATGCACACTCTTTCCAATCAGGAGCTGCAGAGTCTGGCCACTCGTACCAATCTCGAGAGTCAAATCAAGAGGTCGGGCGTTGGGCAAGGTACTTTTGAGAAGGGCGTCAAGGTTACTACTGATTTCATGAAGTCTCCTCAAGGCAAGCAAGCTGTGCAGGAGGCTACAAAGCTGGCAACATCCGAAACTGGAAGAAAAGTGGTTAAGCATCTGTTCAAGGGTGCTACGATCGCTGCTGCTATGGCTTGAGAAGGGAGGTTAGCTTGGGTCTGTCTAATACTGCGACACCGATCTACTATGGTCGGTTCCGTGAAGCAGTTCTTCGAGGAGACATTCCGGTAAATCGTGAAGTCTCCATGGAGATGAACCGAATTGACGCGCTCATAGCTAACCCGAACATCTACTATGATGATGAAGCTGTTGAAGGTTTCATTCTCTTCTGCGAAGGAGAATTGACTTTAACAGATGGGTCCGATCTTCATCTCTTAGAGTCGTTCAAGTTATGGTCAGAGCAAATTTTTGGTTGGTACTACTTTGTCGAGCGAAGTGTGTACGTCCCGACCAAGGATAATCATGGGGGGCACTATGAACATAGGACAGTCAAGAAACGACTGATTCTAAAACAATATCTGATAGTAGCTCGTGGCGCAGCCAAGTCTATGTATGCGTCAATGATACAAAGCTACTTCCTAAATGTCGATACGTCAACGACACATCAGATAACTACAGCGCCAACGATGAAGCAAGCCGACGAAGTCATGTCACCGGCTCGAACGGCCATCACGCGCGCACGCGGGCCCTTGTTCAAATTCCTGACTGAAGGCTCATTGCAGAACACGACAGGATCGAGGGCCAATCGTGTCAAGCTCGCAGCAACCAAAAAGGGAATTGAGAACTTCCTCACAGGATCACTGCTCGAAGTTAGACCTATGGCCATTAATAAGCTACAAGGTCTGCGCCCCAAAATTTCTACACTTGACGAAGGGTTGTCTGGAGATTTGCGTGAAGACGTTGTGGGGGCAGTTGAACAGGGAGCTTCGAAACTAGAAGACTATTTGATTGTCGCTATTAGTTCAGAAGGAACTGTCCGAGCTGGTTCCGGTGACACAATCAAAATGGAACTAGCTGACATACTCAAGGGTGAGTACCTCGCTCCGCATGTTTCGATCTGGCATTACAAACTTGATGAACTCGAGGAAGTTAACGATCCATCGACTTGGCTGAAGGCAAATCCAAATCTGGGCGCGACAATCTCATATGAGACGTATCATCTGGATGTCGAAAGAGCTGAAAAAGCTCCTGCGTCACGTAATGACATCCTTGCCAAGCGCTTTGGAATTCCTATGGAAGGTTACACATACTTCTTCACGTATGAAGAGACTCTACCCCATCGCGCGCGCGAGTTCTGGCAGCTGCCATGTGCTCTCGGTGCAGACTTGTCTCAAGGTGATGACTTTTGCGCATTCACATTCCTTTTTCCGCTGAGCCATGAAAAATTTGGGGTTAAGACTCGGAGTTACATCACGTCTCTGACACTGATGAAACTTCCGGGGGCCATGAGAGCGAAGTATGAAGAGTTCATCAACGAAGCTAGCCTTCATGTCTTGGATGGAACAGTTCTTGACATGATGGAAGTCTATGACGATCTGGATGCGTTCATTCTTTCGTCTGAGTATGACGTTCGCACTCTAGGATTTGACCCATACAATGCCAAAGAGTTTGTAGCCAGGTGGCAAGCAGAGAATGGGGACTATGCTATTGAGAAAGTTATTCAAGGAGCTAGGACTGAATCTGTCCCATTGGGTGAACTCAAGATTCTGAGTGAAGAAAGAATGCTCATCTTCGATCAGGCGCTTATGTCCTTTGCAATGGGAAACGCAATTACTTTAGAAGATACCAACGGTAATAGAAAGCTTCTAAAGAGGCGACAAGACGAGAAGATCGACAATGTCTCTGCTCTTATGGATGCCTACATTGCATACAAAGCCAACAAGGAGGCTTTCGAATGAGCTTGGGAAGGAGGTGAAACGTGTCACGATTTGGATCAGTATTGAGACATGCCTGGAATGTCTTTTCGAATCAAGATGACAAGACTCAGCCATATTCCGGGGATTATGGATCTGCATATGCGTATAGACCAGATCGAGTAAGACTTCGAATTCCCAATGAACGCTCGATTATCGCCTCAATTTATACACGTCTTAGTATCGATGTTGCTTCGATTGACATGCGTCATATTCGTACTGATAACGACGATCGGTATAAGGATGACATAGACAGTGGTCTTCAAAACTGTCTGACAGTTGAAGCCAATATTGATCAAGCAGCTCAAGCATTTCGCATGGATGTCGCATTGACTCTTTTTGACAAGGGCGTTGCTGCGATTGTTCCAGTGGATACATCGCTTAATCCACTTTCAACTGGTGGATACGACATCTTGACGCTTCGTGTTGGCGAGATCGTGCAATGGTATCCCGAACATGTACAAGTTTGGCTATACAACCAGGCGATTGGGTATAGGCAACTCATTACTCTTCCGAAAACTGTTGTCGCCATCGTTGAGAATCCGTTGTATGCCGTGATGAATGAGCCAAACTCAACTCTTCAACGTTTGCTCAATAAGCTGAATCTATTGGATGCTGTAGACGATGCATCCGCTTCTGGGAAACTCGATCTTATCATTCAGCTTCCTTATGTGATCAAGTCTGAAGCTCGTCG